ATATAAACACCTTCGTTAGATGTTTGGCTTAAAACTCCCCATCCATACGTTGTATCTGAGTCATAATCGCTACCTGAATCCATACTTGGTGCCAATGCGCTTGCAAGCATGGACATACCGTAACCAATGACGAACATGGTGGCTATGTAGGTTGCGCCGTAAACAAATGCGGTTCCTGCTCCCAGATATAGTGCTGTTGAAAATGATCCGACAGCTACGCCAGTTCCAGCGGTTGCTCCAGCAATAGTGCCTGCAACTATCCCAGCAATAGTTCCTTCCTGCCGAGGGCAAACAGCAATTTTATCCCCGTCATTGATTGCCACACCGGGGTACGGGTCGGTAACTATCAGTCCATTCTTGGATACAACCCAGGTAATATCATCAAAATCCGATGGGATTTGACCATTGATGTAATGATCAAGGTTTTTCCCTGGAACGAATTCCAGATCAATTTTGATGGAAATTTCAGGATTTAACGGGCTGGGTATTTTAGCAAGAAGGACCGACATATTTATAGAACCCTTCTATCTTTTGTTTTTGAATGGTAGACAGGCGCTGCACGACGACTTTTGTCTTCAGCGTGATGTGTATGACCCGGCCCTTCCCGATATAAGTGGCAATGTGATTTGCAAAGCCCGGGTTGCTGGAAAATATCTGTACACCACAGGGGACCATCAGTCGATTGGTGCGAACCCAGTATTGTGCCATTTGCTTTTCGATTTCCTGCTGCGATGCCCTGGCGCATTCCAGAACGGAAATGTTTGTTTCCGGCAATTCAATGCCGTACCGGTGAAAAACTTCCCGGGCCAGGCTATAGCAATCGAACCCGCCGGGGTTTGCCCCGGACAGTCCGGTTCCGCCGGGTTTAAATGGTAAACCGATAATGTCATTAAAAGAAGGTGTGGTCATCCTTGATATCCTAACCTGCCGATGGCCGGCATGCCGCCAAATCTTTCTTGATTGCCAAGTTCTTTACATCGCGCGAATGTTCGATTGCATTCAGTCTCGGTCCCTGTGTATGCACACCGGTCATCATCAAGGCCGGTATACCGGCAGAAGTTTTTAAGAAACCGGTTTGGTGTGCATTTTTGATTCAGCAGGTTCTCTGCGCCAAGCTTGAATGTAATGATGGATCTTGAATCTATTGAAGTGGATAATACTTCCATGGATTCTTCTATTTCGGGTGTTGGACTGCTCAATTGAGTAGAGAGAACCGTATAAAGTGTTACCGTTGCACCGACGGCCCCGTCGTATTTATCAATGATCGGAATGATTTCCTGCGTAATGTCATGAAACGAAATAGATACGTCTGGGATCTGTGCTTCTTTGGTTTCTTCAATTTCCGGTTTTGTGAATGCCACCGGTGTCCAAGAGTACCCATTCCATGAAACCGGTTCGTCATATGAGCAAATCCGAACAGGATCTTCGGTGCTGTATTCAAACTGGACAAGATCGATCCAAACAACACTGGATATTAATTTATTTTTATCCGTGGTTGCTTCGGTTGAAATTTCAAGAGGCATTAGAGTTCTCCTATTGTCATTTCAGCTTTCCAATATCCGACAGCGGCGTATTCGTACTTTATTTCATCGCTTACAAAATAGACCGTATAGGTGATTCCTGTTTCGAAGTGCGTCCAGGTAAATTCAGCGGACTGATTGTTTTCAAAAAAAGTTCCCAGCGTTGCTTTATCTGCAGACGGCAAAAAATCCCATTGCAAAGAGAATTCTTTTTTAGGGATTCTACCGGAAGATCGAATTCTTGTGTGGCCTGAGTCCGATGTCTTCTTTGTCCGGTACGCTTTTTGTGTCTCAGAAATATTAGATGGTAGCTGTATGTCGCAAAAAGTTGTCATATATTATGCATAACAAATTATCTAAATAAATTGCAAAACGATGTGATTAATACATCGTTTTGCAATATCTTGATTACGACGAGACGGCCATTTTCATTGCGGATTTGAAGTTGCCGGTGTTCTTTTCTGCCGCCTCAAGGATAACGCCGATGACCATTTTCTTGCTGGCCGCATCCCATTTGATTTGACCGTCCTGTTTGGCCGATACCGGCTGGCCGTTGTTTGAAATATTCATTTCAACTGAAATGTTTCCCATATTGTCGTTATTATTGTTTGCACTGGACGCTTCCACCCCGAGATTTCCTGATGGTAATCTGGTTAGCGGCATAACGGCCTCCGGTCCGGCTTCACCTATCATGGCCGTACCAGTGGCATACCTGCGAATGTTCGTATCCGGCAGTAATGTAGGGCTGCCGACGATTGAGTTGCTGTACCCGCTGATGGATGAGCCGGACAATACGCCGCCGGTAGCAAACATGCCGGATATGGCTTCGCCGGCCCAACCAATCACGCCTCCAATTGCATTTGATCCACCTGACGCATATTGTTGACCGAGTAATGCATTGTAAATGGTTTGCTTGGCGATCATGTTGGTCAAGCCGGTTATGACGGAGTATGCCATGCTTTTAAATGCATCTTTGGCGGATTCCGTACCTGTGATCCATGCCGTTGTTGCATCAACAACGCCGTCAATCGCCCCGCCGATGGATGTTTCAATGATCTGGCCAATGGTCTGGTAGTCTTGCATTAATTTTGTTGCAATATTATCGTCTATCAAACCGATATCCGTTGCTAATGGATTCTCTACTTCTGGGTTTGAGTACAATCCTTTTCTGTCTTTGTTGTTGAGTTCGTTCATTTTTTCTTGTTTTATCCAATCAGCCGTTGGTTTTCCATGTTCTGTTACATTCAGTTCATATTGATCCTCTATTTCTTGTTTTCTTGTCCTGTAATTTTCTTTATTCATGATTTGATATTTACTATAATAATCTTGCCAAATTTTTTCTTTTCCAGCTACTATCTCTTTTTCAAGATCAATGTTCATTTTTTTACGTATTAATAGAAGTGTTTCTTCATCTACTTTTTGTTTTCTTAACAAATTTATTGTGCTGTCTATATAATTTTTATGCGTTGCCAGTCTCTCATCTGAAAAAACACCTGCACTCCACTTTTTATCAATACCTTCCTGGAAAGATAAGTTTGATTTTGCAGCGTTTAGTTTTTCATTAGCATCAATATATGCGTTTATTTCTTCTTGGATATCTTCTTTTGACTTGCCGTTAATACTTACAATGTTGTCATATTCTTTAGATGTGAATAATTTTGCAATGGAATTTTGTTTCTTTTCAATTAAATTGGATAAATTTTGTTCGCTGGTGTAACCGGATATTGTAGACTCCCAATTCGACAAGTTAAGATCAGTCTTTATTCTATTGGCCTCTTTATCAATGGCAACATTATCATCGTTGTACTTTATCGTTCTCGTCAAATCTTTTTCCGTAAACTTATCCGGATGAAGCAGGTGTCTGTTTTTGGCCTTGAGGTTTTTGATCTCTTTTTCATATTCAATTTGCTGGTCGGATGAATACTTATAACCCTTCTCCTTTTCAGTGTTGATCCTGATCTGGATTTTTTCGATCTCGCTTAAATTTTCTTTAACGGTCGAAAGAATATCTTTCTCTTCTTTTGGGAGCAGTGAGTTTTTATTGATATCACGAAGTTCCTTCGGCAAGTCAAGGTCTTCTCCTCTTAACTTGTCAAGCTGGTTTTGCAAATTCTTTGTCAGGATAGCCCGTTGCTTGCCGACCAGAAGATCAACGTTTTCTGTATTGCCATGGGTCCGGAAGATATTGGCAATCGTTTTTTCAAAGTCTGTCTTATTGAGATCCTCGACGGTTTCTTTGAGATTTTTAAAGGCACTATCAACACTCTTGACCCGTTCAGTTGTGGATTGCCAATCAAGTTTCTCTATTTTTTGGTTGGACACATCGAGAGCATCGATTAACTTTTGGTGGGACACTGTATCGTATTCGAATGGCGGCAAATTATTCAAATCTGATATTATATCAGCCCTGATCTGCTTTTCTTTTAAAATCTCTTCATCAAAGTTGTTTGAGCCCGGGACAGCTAATCTTTCCCTATTTAAAGATACTTCCCAGTTTGATTTTGTTTCCGGGCTGCTCTGCAACAAACGGTCAAATTTAGAAGAATAGGCTTTATAAGTAACAAACCCCCCGCCTTGTGTGATATTCTTTCTGGCGGCGTCTACTTTCTCCATGGCAATTAAAATATTCTCAAGCTCTTTAGGCATAATGCCCAGTTCTTCGTTAACTGCTTCTAAATCTTCTTTCCATACCTCCCATGAATATTCATAGTCTTGGAGATTTATTCCCGTTGCATTGGCTTCTTTTCTGTTTTCGGCTTCTTTTACTCTCTTTTTAGCATCTTCCATCTCTTTGATTCGTCTGTCGTTCTCTGCTTTTTGCAAAATAAGCTTATTTTTTTGGCTTTGACCAGATACCTGAATAGAGTAACCGGTTTTTTCTTCCACCATGGCAGACTTTCTTGCGGCAATTTGTTGTTCTTTGATTTTTTTATTTCTATTTTTTAATTCAGAAATGATGTCTTCTGATTGTGCTTTGTAGTGATTCAGTTCATCATTGGAAAAATTTGCTATTTTTTCATTTGGTAATTTGTTTAATTCTCTTATTTCCTTTAACTCTTTTTTGAACTTCCTAATATCATGTAGATGTTTACCGACTTTCCACACGCCCCAGGCTGCTATCATTGCCAGAATTGCAGGTCCAACACCAAGAAGAGTTACTTTTAAGCCATCTATAGCCCACTTTAATACACCAACGGCTGACGACATCCCCTTGATAGCTGTTGCAGCCACGGGTCCTAATTTAGCAATAGCCATGATTTGCGACGAAATACCGGTTAGAAAACCAATTACCAATGAAGACCCATGAATAGCAGCAAAGGCCAACCCAAAAGCAATCAATCCAGGCAAGGCCAGTTGAATAGCTTTAAATAAAACAGTCACTTTATTTGCCACGGAATCCACAAACGCTTCGATGACCGGTTGGTTGGTCTGAATCCAATTTGTGATCCCGGCCATTAAATCAGTTAATTGTTTGCCGTATTGTGCCTGGGATTTATCAAACAAATCAATCAAGGAGCCTTTGCCGGCACTTTTCATCTGGTTCCATTCATACCCGAACGACCCGGATGATTTGCCTTTTCCTGAAGATATTTCCCATTGCTCGGAAAAAGACTCTGCCATGCGGTTGCCGATTTCCGTGCCGGCCATGGCCATAATTGTTGCTGCTTCCTTATAATCCGCTACACTGGAAGAATATTCCAATGCATTTAACTGGTGGATATTCTGTTTTGTTGGGGCGACACCATACTGAACAGCCGCGCCGTAGGCTCCGGTTGCTTGCTCAAGGGTCATTGATTTCATTTCAAGAGAGTCGATGGCACCGGCATAAGATTTGATTGCGTCGGACAATTTATCCATGTCTTTGCCGGTTAGTGTAGTAGAGTCGATAATCTTGAGCAAACCATCTTCCCATGATGTGATGATAGACATCAAATTAACCAGTTGAGCCCCGAACATTTGTATTAAAAATACCGTTGCCGCAAAGCCGGATGCCATCATACCCCACTGGGCAAAACGGCCCAAAAGAGGATTCTGTGGTACCTGGTCAATGTAATCGGATCCACCGCCACCACCACCGCCGCCGGAACTCCAGTTAGATCCGCCACGAAATGGCGAGTCAATATTGCCGTAACCTAACAACCTCGATTCTTTACTGCCGTATTGGGTTGTTTTATCTTTATCAATAAAGTCCTGGGCGGTCTTTAATTCACTGTTCTGTTCTTTTAATTCTTGTAGTCTGGTGCGGTTTAAGCCTTTGCTCTTGCTTATGGATTCATCAATTATATTTTTTTGTTCTTTCTGCAGGCTGATTTCTTCCTGCAGGTTTTTTATGAAATCTTTAGAATCTTCAATTCTTTTATCTATTTTTGTTGTTTTTGCATCAGGACGAGCTTCTTTATATTTCTTTTTTATTCTTTCAGCATTTTTAATATATTCTTTTTGCTTTTCAACTTCCTGATTTAACTGGGACAGACTTTTATCGGCCTGGGCTTGCAGATTTTGTGCGGATGCCCGGTCGCTTTCTATGTATTCTGTTTTCTTTTTATACGCTTCATTGATATCTTCATGGTACTGTTTGCGTAATTTTTCTTTTTCGAGCAAGTCAAACATGAAGCCTTTTTCTTCGCTCATTTTGTTTAACTTTTTATCAACGGCTGCGTATTCTTCTTTTTTAAAATCTGCTATCTGTTTTTCACCCAATGCGACCTTGGCGTTGAGATCCATAATGTCCGTCATCAGGGTTTTGTATTTTCCCAAATTTTCATTGGCAGATTTTGTGTAGTCTGTTTTCCCTATGGTTAATGCGTGTTCTTTTAATTTCGGAAATCGTTTTTCAGTGTATTTTTCAGATACGGACTTTGATGGGGTTTCGTAGCCCAATCGATCTGTATCTTTTAAATAATCCGGTATTTCTCGTAATTGGCTACTTAAATCCGTGCCCGACTCAATTGCTCTTGTTTTACGTCGCTCGGCATATTTTTCAGATATGGAATACGGTTTCTCATAACCCAAACGGTCCGAGGAGGGTTCATTGAAAGATATTGCACCAATCTCGTTTTTTAAAGGAGCGAGCAATGTTTTTAAGAATTCAGGTTGTCTATTTCCTAATACTCTATCAAAAAGATTTTTTAACGAGAACCCAGCTTGATCCTTGTCTTTAAATGTTGCAATTTCTTTTTGGTTGCGAGAACGGTTTTCAAATACCCTATCGGTCCCGGTTCTTTGCTGAACGTTCAGCCATTCTTTGTTTAATTTTTCCTGATTATGAACCTGACTTTCTAAAACCTTGTCTAAACCACTCGACCGCTGTGCATCTATCCATTGCTTTTTAATTTTTTCTTGATTGTGAACTTGATTTTCAAAAGCCTTGTCTAAACCACTCGGCCGCTGTGCGTCCATCCATTGCTTTTTAATTTTTTCTTGATTGTGATCTAAATTCTCGGCAACCCGGTCACGTCCCTGAATAGATTTAATCTGTTCTTCAAGTGTGTCGATCTTTTCTATAAAATGAGTCCCATATGTTTTGCCACCGGATTGTTCCCCGGCAATGATCTTACCGCCAACCGGCTCCATATCTCTGATTCTTTGAGTTGCATTCAACATCTGTTGAACTTGTGTTTTAGAAACAACCGCCTGGCGTCCTACCGCTTTGACTTCTTTCCTGAGTTCAACAAGATTTCTTGATGCCGTTTTGTATTCTTTACTCCCCGGCACCGGGGTTTTGCGAATTGGATCCAAATCTAATTCTTTTTGTCTTTCTTCCCTGGCTGTAGTTGCCAAGTCTTTAGGTACATGAGAGAACAGTCGGGTATAATCAGTTTCCATTTGCGATAAAGCTTCAAAGCGATTGTCTCTTTCGTGCTGTATTTTTTTTGCCCGTTTGATGCCCGTAGATTCATTTATAAATGACTGGATCGTGCTATCATCATAGTCTCTCTTCCCATTTGCAAAATTGGGGATTTCGCCGGATAACACGCTTTCTATCTGTTTTTTGTAGTCATGGGCTTTATTTTTTTTTGTGAAATCCTGTAATGGTGTTTTTTTAGAGCCATCGAGATCTCTCAGTATTTTATTGGAAGCTTCGTTTAATGCATCCACTCCCCACTGATTGACATCATCTATAAAAGCTGAAGCCATTCGTGCAACACGATTGTCTGATTTTGAATCAATACCAAGCTGCTCCATGGCGCTATAAGCCAATTGATACTGATCTATAATCGGACCAAATACACCGTCTTTATTTTGAATTTGTTTTATTTTTTCTTGTGGTATACCTGTTTTGAGCGCCATGTCCTCCACTGGGACACCGCCGGATGTAATATCCTTTGGACTTCTGTCTTGATTAAGAAAGATACGAACCACATCGCGCTCATCAATCCCATCCAACTTCAAGCGTTTATTTTTCGGGGTATTCAGATACCGCAAAAACGTTTCAGCTATTACCTGCTCATTATCTGGTGTTTCAGACCTTGGGTTTAGTTTGGTTTTATTTTTCGTCCAATCCCCCTGCGGAGAGCCTTCCGCAGAAGTAACAGCAATGCCCTTGGACGAAATTTGCTTTAATAATACCGTTTGTCGCTTTAGTTCAGGATATATATTTTTATCTCCGCCACTAAAGGACTTATTTGCAATTTGTCGTAGGAAACCAGTTTGCTTGGAAATTTCGTTCTCCATGCTTTCCGTTTTCCTAATGATATACAAGACACCCTCATAGAGTTCTTGTATCCATTTTGTCATTTGGTTGATTTCAGAATAAACACTGCGAAGACCTGAAAGAATCGAATCTTGGAACGATTTGTCTTTGGTTGTTTTTCCAGGAACTGAGGATTTGAATTCTTCTGAAACAGAACGAGATGGTTTGGTTCGATTTGTGGATGGCTCTTTGACTACCGGTCGAATATTGACAGTGCGACTGCGACCTATGTCATCTAAATCCGCCTCTGCTTTTTCAGACGCTGCCGGATCAATCTTGGGCTTAACATCAACGTCAATATCCTTAAAGGATGTTTCAAGGATAGTATTGGATGTTTTGATGCTTTCCTTATTAGTTTGTGTCTGAACATTTACTGTAAGGTTAGGAATGTTTTTTTTAATGGCCGCGATTTTTGTGGCCATGTCGGTGACGGTAAAGTCAACGACAAGCTTTTCTTTAATACTGCGCTTTAACGCATCATATTGGGTTTCAAGTTTGTTAATCTTCTGTTCAGCTTCTTCAGAGCTGATTTGAATTTCAAGCTTGTCGTTGTCCATGCTTCACCTATGTATTATTTATTTATTTCAGGGCCTGGCGTATTGTCGCTTTTTGCCGGTTTTGATTTTTTTTCCACAAACACATTATCAATCACCGCAACAAGCCGCCGATACAACCCACGTTCCTCTAAGGAGAACACCATATTCTCATCGAGCCAATTCGTAACCTGATGAAATGGAATATACCCAATAGAGAATCCTGATGCCCTTGAATTGCAGAGATCAATAAACATGTTCCAATATTCCGCAGCGTCAGAATAAAGTTCTGGTGCGTTTTCCAATTCTCGGACATGCTCACCATTGACATAAAGGTCCTGCATAAATTCGAGCCTCTCTGCAGAGTATTTGAATATAAACTCTGCATAGGCCCTTAGTTTTTTTCCAGTTCCTTCTCAACCTCTTGCTTGAAAGAATCAAACTCACCGGCAAACTCATTGATCTCATCCCGAAGCTCTTTGAGTTCCGGGTCATTCAGCAGCATCTTTGCCAGGTCCTGGGAGTACGGGACAGTTTTACCATTCTCTCCTGGCATACCTTTCCAGTCCAGTAGAATTGTTTCCACCAGCAGGTCAGTCTGTATCCGTTCTTCGACTTCAGGGGCCAGGTCTTTGCCGCGATGAATAGATTTTGCGTAAGGTTTCATTAGCCTGCGTAATGCCTTCTTGTAATTGGGGTTGCCGGCCCTGGCGACTTTAACTTCAACGCCATCGATCATGGAAAGTGGAAACCACTGACCTTCTACTTCTTTTTTTAGATCAATCCCGTAACTGCCTTTGATTTTTTTTAAGTCGATCATAATTTAAAATTCCCCGTTTTTGTTAATTTTTGTTAATTGGTTTTGATGTAATAGAGTTCAAATTTCATATCGCCCTCTATTAATTCATCAAAGTCCGAGCCTTCAGTGATTGTTAATCCGATCGTCTGGGTGCTGCCGACGCCTTTACACGCATCCGCAGCAAGGACAGTTGCGCCTACCGTACCGGCCGCCTACCGTACCGGCCGCTGCAACACTCTGTGCGGTGTCTGCTGAAAAACGGTCCAGGTCGCCGCTCACTCCCACTGATACCGTAGCTGTAGGCGTTCCAATAAATGAAATACCGTCAATGCCGTCTTCGGCTGCAGTAATCTCTCCGGTTGCAAGCGTAATAGTCCCGGCTGTTACCGATACAATTTCATAATCCCCGTCGTTGGAGGTGGACCCTGAAATAGTAAACGTATCCCCATCCTCGAAGCCAGCAGCAACAAAGCCACTTGCAGAGTCAGTGATGGTGTCAGCACTTTCACCACCATACACAAAAGCGATCGTACTGCCGTCCGCAGGTTCGTAGAGTGCATTGGTGACTGCGTTAAGAACAGTTGCTTTCCAAGCCAGAGGGATTGCACCAATCGGTAAAACCGTATCGATATCAACATAGCCCGTTGCGTCATCGTTGTTGGTGAAATCCGTAATATTTAAAACACCCGATTCTAAAACATCCAAAACCGGTGCATGTTCGCCGTAATAAGGATGCCTTCTTCCGTATTTTCCATTCATAATTAACCTCTGCATGCCCCTTTTATTTAAGGTTGGAATGGTGGGATTTACACGAAGAACGGGGCAAGACTTCGAAACCCACTATGGTAAATTGTTAGCCTGTATAAACAGTTGGGTCGTCCGGTGCGGTTGTGTAATCAGCCAGGAACCGGTCTATCTGAACAGTGATCTGAGTTGTTGGATCCTCAAGGGCCGTCCAGGAAACGTTTTCCTGAATATCTGCGTTTTTGCCGCTGCCGTCCAAACCGGAGTCCTGGACTTTACAACGCGGGAAGTAGAACACGTACCCTTCTCCTGTGGATGGGTTGACCGCTTCATAAGAGAGGGAGAACGCCGTTCCATTTAAGAATTTCTGGTACATGTCATCATTGGAAAAGTAGGGCGAAAAGCTGCCGTTAACGGTAAAATCACCCGCAGAAACACCAATATTACCAACTTCACCCACTGCCTGAATGCCGCGAAGGTTATCGTTGATGGTAAAATCAAGAGACTGGAAAAAGACAGGGCTTGACTGGGACCGCAAATCGACCCCGTCAATGCGAATGCCGCCAATATGATATGCCGCATTGAGCTTTTCCGTAGATACGGCATTAACCAGAGAGCCGTCGCTTTTTGATCCGTCGCTATAGGACTCTGAATCTTTGCCCAGGAAATCAATCGATCCGGTTAAAATTGCCTTGGTCTGTGCCGACATACTGATACTGTTTACCATCAAACCACGATAGGACCACCGGTAAACAGGTGTCATATCCTGAAGAGATCTTTCCATAAAGTAGGAAATACGTACTTCTTCAGCAGATGTTTTGGCGTTCTGGATCAGGCATCCTTTGACTGTAACCATTGCCGTTGCCGTTTCATCAACCAACGTATATTGGTCTTTGGCGGTAATTACGGTATCTGTTACGGAATCGATCTGAATGATCTGATTGTTTCCTGCGTTATTTGCACCGGAAACTCTTACGAACTGACCATCTATCAGGTTGATAAAAGGTGTGCCGGATGATGCCGTAATGGTTTTTCCGGCTGCGTCAATGGTTGCTGTAATGGTTACATCGGTTGCCGTTCCCCACCGCTTCCAACAGACACCTTCAATGAGTTGATCGTATGCTTTGGGAGCCCATTCCATCTCAAAGCCGCCATTGACGTCAAAGCCGACATCGATGGAATCCTGTTTCTGACGTGACTGGGTAATGGTGTTTGAATCGGTAGATTCTTTTTGATATGCAAAATTTTCACTGGTGTATGGAATATACTGAAGAGTCTCACCGGACCCCGGATCCCCGCCATAATTATCGGATGCATCCTCTCTCATAGCCAGGGTTTTGAAATTACTTGATGCAAAAACAGTCATGATATAGTTCTCCTGTTGCTTTTGCAAAAGCTGAAAAACCTATACAGGCATATGAAAAATCGTTCTGCACCGTCTCGGATCAGAAACTAAAGTCTGGGAAAAACTTTATAAACTCAATCTATAATATTAAGTAAATAACATTCAAATTAAATTAATGTCTTGAACAGATCGAATAGTGAAATCAATATAAATTTGCCGAATATTCCATGGCCCGGACGTTTGCTTGCGGCCAATGGGGATGTTATCGATTCGAGTGTTCGCAATGGGAAAAGTTTTGTAAAGTGTGCGAAGCTTATCTGAAAGAACATCTAATGCTGCGGTGCCATTATTTTTTTGTACAAAAGCTTTTAACAATAAAGCCCCTTGAAGTGCATAAAGCCCACGATCTGCAGCATGCATTGATTTTAAGGTTTCCACATCCCAATCAATGTCAATAAATACCCAGTGGTCCTGGCCTTGATAAAGTGCTTTGGCGTTTTCTTCATCATCCGCGCCCCATGCGATAGGCGTTTCCGTCCAATGGGTTTGGAAGTGAGTCAATAGAAGAATGCGACTATCATTTAAGGACATTTTTATATTTTGCCTTTATGTGTTTTTTTGTTTTTGAGTATGGACGATAACCATCTTTTTCCCAAAAATTCCCAGGGACTTCAGGGCCATATTCAACGTCAAGGGCATGGTATGTATCGTTGGAGATTGTTGCGCGATCCCCGCATCTTATTTTCATCGATGCCATCAGTTTTTCTTTTGCTATGAACGCTTTGCCGGTGCTGGACATCCCGGTCACTATTTCAACGAATTCCGGTTTGAGTGTGACGCCTTCTTCCGATTTTGATTGATGTTCTATCATCTCACGAGCGTTTGCCGCTATTTTTAATGATGGAAAATGTGCCCCTGGATCTTCCCCGTTAATAGATACCTTGTGATTTATTTCGTATTCGCCCTCCGCCCATGGAGATTCAGGATCTCCCACATGAGGGGAGAGTTCATATAGTGTGTCCAACGTTTCAGACACGATTTCATCCTGCTTTCCGGCCACTTTGTTGCGCAGTCTATCGAAATAAGATTTTTTTCGGGTCATATCCGAACACCATACGCCTTATACATCATGGTTACCTTTTCAGGCCGGACAGGAACAATCTTATTAATATCAAACGACTCGCCCGACTCAAGTTCTATCTTGACGTCTTTTTCCTGTGACATATCCGGTAACGTGTCCGGGGTCATGCCTGAGTGAAATATAATCTCAAAAGTTTGGGGGTCATTGTCCAATGTGGCTTCCAAGTTTTTTACAATACCATGGGATTCGTAGGGAACCGTATTATTTGCAACCCGGCTACCGGTGGTAATGTCGTATCCACCGGAAAATTCAGTTGTTTTGACAATGATGGGCTGACCGTCTTTTTTTAATGCCAGCGCCACTTTTCTGGCTTGTGCGGTCCAATTAACAGCCATGGTCTATCCCCTTACAAGCATACGCTGCATGCCCGGGCGTCTTAAATACGGTTTGATCATATTTTCAACAGCAGTATAAACAACCCCTCCGCCACCGGAATCTTCATCAAAGTATTCTGTGGAAACAACACCATCGATAGATTCTTTTTTAATGCCGGGTGTCAGGTCCGGCTGCAGAGCACCGCTGGCTTCTACTTCTTTGAGTGCCCCAATGCATTGAGCATTCTGGATCTTTAACGGAATGCCGGATGAAAATGCATCTGTTGCCCAGTTTTGAACAGATAAAAAATCAAAAGCCCGAATTAATGCTGCTTCTTTTTGCGCTTCGGTTGCTGAAGACCAGTTTGTATTAAGCCTGGAAGCATGGAAAGTATCTGCTGTTGAAATTTCAACAAATGAATTACCGATCAAAAAAGTGCCGTCATCAATTATGATTGTCATTTTTAGCCCTTGATTATCTTAAAAATCGAAAAGGTAAAGCCGATTAAAAAAACCAAACCAGTAACCCCACCTGCATAGAATTTAACTTTTAAATTAGATATCTTTTCATTCAATTCTTCAATCCTGGTATCTTTGGCATGAAGTTCTTCTTTGATTTCTTCAAATGTTTCTTGTAAGTGCTTTACAGTCTGTGACGTCAAATCTCGCTGCGCTTGAGTGGTTAAAGTCAAAGCTTTAACCGCAGCATCTACCGCCATTTTGAGTCGTTCATAAACACTGGAGCAATATTCCGGAGTATATTTTTCAGGTGCCTTATTAGCCATTGAGATAAGCCCTTGCTTTCAAAGAATTGCATGCCACTTGCGACCAAAGCGAAACTTTTTGGATAAATTCCTTTGAATCGTCTTTAACAATAAAATCGACAGCCCCGGAGAAAATGCTTTTTATCGGATCCATTATCTGTTTTGGGTCGGTAATGTAAATTAGGAATACTTCAGGAAACTGATTTATCAACAATTCACCGGTAACGAACCCACCAGTTCCGTTGAATTTAGTATCGATTAAAGCAATATCGATTTTATTATTATCACAGATACGCCTTAATTGTTCTTGGGATCCGGCAACAAATATTTTTTGTAACCCAATATCAACCAACGACTTGTTAATAAAAGTAGCGTGTTTAGGGTCTTGGCTACAAACAAGAACCTGAATGTTACTTAGCTTTGTCATTTTCAGATTCCGTTGTCTTGGAAGTAGCCGGTTGTTTCTTTGGTCGGCCGGGTCGTTTCGGCGTATTCTTTTTAAGACTGCGTTGCTCTTCCGGTGTAGTTTCTTCCGGTGAAATCCTGGTTGCCAGTCGTTTTTTTCTAATCGCTTTCCTGCGTTTTTCTTGACCTTTTGCCATGTTGACAGCCTCCTTTGTTTGTTAAGAACCCCGGGATATTAATCCCGGGGTAACATTTAAAGACAGGTCGCTTAGTTGATCGTTTAGTTGGTTTCGAGCATTACCGTTCTGATGTTCTTTTTCTGGTATACACGATCCCAGTTAACGGCCATTTCACACTCCGCGTTGGTCGGGGCGGATTTGGCGATGCTGGAATTGGTCCATTTGATGCCGCGCGGATGCAGGATAAAAGACCGGCGGGTAATGAAATAGGTTTCACTGGCCAGACCTTCGCGCTGGAATTCACTGGGGACATCCACCCGGCCTTCGCCACGGGCAATCGCGCCTTCGGCAAACAAGTAGCTTCTATACACGGTGCCGTCGGTAGTTCCGTCACGGGTCGGACAGGAGTCATCTTTGATAACACGAATGCCACCATAGTAATTGATTTCTTTAGAACGATCAGAGGGCCGTTCCGTATCAATCAGTTCCTGCTTTTTCAAATCGTTCAGGCACTTGGAATGCATCACGATAGCCACAAACCGATCTGAGGCGTCGCCCAGAAGCTGCTGGGCATCCAGGAGGGCAACCGGGTTCATGACGGTCGGGTTTGCATCATTCCAGGGTTTGACATCAGCCAAAGCTTCAGCCGCTGCTGTAAAGATCAAATCATTTGAATCGTTTGCTGCGTTGTCGGCAAAAACACCTTTCAGGGTCGCAAGGAGAACCTTCTGTTCTTTCCTCATCCAGTAATTGTGGATTCTGGCGGCAACCATTGCCAGGGGATCTGTACCGGTTAAGCTGCCTTCCAGGTCATGGAGTCTACGGGCATCTCCACGGATGTGGAGACGACACATATCCTGTTTTGCTGAAATATTGGTCGGGGTAAGGTCGTCTCCCGGATGAATGATGGCGTCGTCACCTGTCAGGTCATCAAAAAAGGGAAGATCAATGGTATTACCACCACCCATGGCAAGCCTGTCCATATTGCTGTCACGAACAACAATGCCGGATTCGATCAGGTCTGTTTTTTCAGTGGTGAGTTCAAGGAAGTAGGGGTCCCATACTTCGGGGATCAGTAGATTTTTAATTGAATCGACCATGATTTATTAATCCTTTCCGGAAGTTGCCTGCTCTTTGAGCTTTTGTGCGATTTCCGGTTTTTCGTTAATGAGTTTGGCCTGTTCCGTGAGGTTGAAATGCTCTCCCTTGGCAAACGGATTTTTACCGGCGTATTCATCGCCGCGTCCGCCTTGGGATCCTGATCCGCCAGGTTTCTTTTCTTTTTCAAAAGCACTGGTGAAATCAGGGTTTTCACGGAATTCAGCCACAAGTTCCGTAATGGTCATGGGCTTGCCGAGATTATTGAAACGCTGGTTTCCTTTTGCATCAACGACAACGGAATCATAGTTCCCCTTGTCGTCGGACTGGACGTCCACAAAACGTGATACATGGGATTCCATAAGAGGGATACTGGCCTTTGCCGCCGCAAGCTCTGCTGTGATCTTTTTGCCCTTGAGGTGTTTAACCAGGGCGTCTTGCATCTGGGCGACTTTCTCTTCACTGGTCTGGGAGATCGTTGCAATCTGGTCTAAAAGAGATTTTTTTTCGGTTTCGAAATTGCTCTGCAGGGATTCAATCTCCCCCTGGTACTGATCTTTAAGCTGCGATTCGAGCTTTTCCCAGGCTTTTTCATCTTTCAGCTTTTGAGTTTTACGTTGTTTTTCGTCGTTCTCATACTTTTCGAGCAGTTCCAGTTTGCTTGCATAATCGTCCGGGTCAATCTCTTTAAGTCGATCCAGGTCCAGTCCCGTGATCTGGCTTTCAAGCGTTTTGAATTTTTTTTCGAAAGATTTCCTATCAGCTCTCTCAGCCTTCAAGGTTTTACTCAAGTTTGCAACTGACGGATGTTCTTCAACGCCGTCCAAATCCAAAACGAATAAGCCGTCTTTTTCGACGTACAGACTTGCTACGTCCTCAGATAATCCATCTAATGTTTTTATAATCGCTTTAAGCGCCATGAAGTTTTCCTTTTTGAGAATTACCGCGATCCCCGCGTTTACTTCCCACCGAATGTCTCATTCGGATTTGAATGTTTTAAATAGTTTGAATGTTTTTTAAATAATTTGATATGCCAATAAGCATATATTTATTTCTTTTTGTAATATTAAGGACACAAGTGTCAAATATTAAAGGTCAAAGTAAGAAAAACAATACCTATACAGGAGGCGGCAATTCCTTCCATGAGTCAAAAATTCAGGAGTGTCCTTGCCGATTTTTTTAGTAAATGAATTTTTTTGATGTAATAAATTTCTTAGAACTCAAGAAATCAATGCCGAACCAACCCATTACTGAACTATTAACCATTGCCGGTATCGATCAGGCATATCTGAATGATTATACCGAAGAAGTGCAGCGAGTCAGCCGTTTAAAGCTTGCGATCAACCAAAGCCCGGATAAAAACGCAAACACTTATTATAAAATCCTTGGCGTAAGTAAAAACGATTTAACCAGATACTTTCAAATACTCGAAATCAATTCGCCCGGACTGGTGACAATTGATCACCTGGAAGGCACGAAGAGATATGAAGATATTTGCACCCTGAAAAAACAAGCAGCGGTAAACATGGCCGCCGGCACCATGACCGACAAAGAAATTGTTAAAGATCTGGGTATTCCATTAGAAGACGTCCAGCGGTTCAAGACAACGCTACCGGCAATTACGCCCAAGATGCCCGGGTATGAAATCCTGAAAAAAGAAAATCGTATCCGTGAATTTTTTGATCTATACCCATATTCCACCATTACGGAAGCAGCCAAAGCACTTCGAATGGGGAACAAAGAGATCCGGGTTATCATTGAAGACCTTACCCGGTATGGGGAAGTGATTAAGTATAACAATTCTCCGCGCCCCTTGGAGTATGAAAAGAAAAAGTTGGATGTCGTAAATCTTAAAAAGAATGACCCAACCCTTTCCGAAAAAGAGATTTCCGAAACCCTTGGCATTTCAATTCACCAAGTCCGGCAAGCCATGGCGGATACAATCCGGCTTTGGCAAATGGAAAAAGTTCAAGCTTACGAATTCTATTCACACAAGACCATGACGGAGCTTGAAGAGGTTAAGCGTCTCACCATCGAACGTCATAAAGCCGCGAACAACTCAAGTTCTCGGTGGATGGAAATCTATCTGCAGGCGATTGAAAAGCAAATCAATATGCTTGGCCTGAAAGCGCCGGAGCGGGTTGATATCAACAAAAATGTCACTGTCACGAAAGAACATCGTGATCAGATAGTGAACGCATTCATGGCAACGGAAACAATCGATGTTGATTTTGAAAAAATTGAAATTACAGGAACTGAAAATTGAGTAAAAAAAAACGAATTCAATCCGGCAGCAAAATCATGCTGCCTCACTGTGCCGAGTTTTGTGAAGATATTTTTATTGTTACCCGTGTCAGGCCACACTTAGACACTTATGTCATAGATGCATTCTGTGACGGCCAGGAAGAAATTCAAATATCAATCGGCATTGATGATGTGGAGGCACTGTGACCATTATCGCTCCTGCAGAGCAATACGGTGCCCAATCCGTTTCAGAGCCATCAGCTTATGACTTATCACACTCAAGGCTTTTAGCTTATATCAGGATGCAAATGCCCGGGTACATCATTGGCAAACACCATGCAATGATAGCTCATTACCTGCAATTACTTGAAAAGGGAGACGTGACGCGGTTGGCTATTTTTATGCCACCGCGTCATTGACGGGAAGACCATGCTCGCGTCTGAATTTTTCAGCGCATGGTATATGGGGCGCAATCCGTCCCATGAGATTATCTTTGCCTCTTACGCCCAGGACCGGTCCGACGATGTCGGCAAGGCTGTCAGGGATTTAATGCTTACGGAAACGCATGAAAATGTTTTCCCTGAAGGTAAGTTGCGGCTGGATGCCAAAGGAACCCGAAAATTTCAAACCATTAATGATGGTACGTTTTTTTCCGCTTCCTGGAAAAGCGCTACGACGGGAAGGGGCGCTAACCTATTGATTTTAGATGATTTATTGAAGGATAGGGAGGATGCCCAGTCCGGTATTAACCGGCGTCGTCGTGAAGAGTGGTTTTCAAGTTCCGGGTACACCCGTCTCATGTCGGATGAAGGATCCTCCGAAGGCCGAATCTTATTGATTATGACCCGATGGGCCTATGACGATATTGCCGCGTATCTGCTCAAACAATTAGCGCATGAAAACTGGCATGTCTTAAATTGTCCGGCCATTGCCGAAGAAGAAGATATGCTTGGCCGTAAACCCGGGGATGCACTTTGGCCGGAAAAGTACCCGGTAGCGCGACTTGAAAAGATTAAAAAATCAGTTAATTCCGAAGACTGGTCAGCGTTATACCAGCAGCGACCATTACCTAAAGAAGGTGGATTGTGGAAGCTGCATTATTTTAAAGAATATAACGTCCACCACCTTCAACGCATCGAAGATTTAAGTCGCAACGGCGAGGAACTGCCCGAACAACTACAGTGGTTTTATCGTATCGTACTTTCATTGGACACCGCTTATAAAACAACGCAGATGAATGACCCTTCCGTATTAACTGTTTGGGGTTACAGTAAAAACCGTCAATATCTGATTGAAGTTGCCCGGGAACGTCTTGTCTATCCAGATTTAAAAAAATGGATCATTAAATACCATCAAAAATATCTGGAGTGGAATATGGGACCCGTGCCGGTACTGATTGAAGATGCAGCCAGTGGTCAAAGTTTGATCCAGGACTTTAAAGATAAAGATAGTGACCACGTGATCCCGGTGATTGCCATTAAGCCCATAAACTCAAAAGTAATCCGGGCGGAGCATGCTGCCGGTTATGCCGAAAGTGAAGCCATTGCCTTACCCGAGTCCGCTCCCTGGTTGACGGATTTTAAAATGGAATTTGCCCAATTCCCATACGGGCCGAATGACGATCAAGTTGATTCTACCAGTCAATATATCGGGTGGTTCTATAAACCTAAAAAACGAAAACGCGGCCGTCGGCTGTATGCAAAATAAAGGAATGATTATCTTATGCAAGTTTCAGAATTAAAAAAAACCGGTGCCATTCATGATTTGTTTGTTCTTGATTGGCTTTTTTACGGCAAGGCGTTTGAAGCTGGGAAGCCGTTTATTGACGAAGTGCTGTTGCAGCACCCGGCAGAGTCTGATGATAATTTCAAGATCCGGAAAAAAGAAGCCTTCAATTTCCCGTACTGTCAAAATATTGTCAGTATTTATAATTATTTTCTGACTGAAAAGCCGGCTATCCGTGAGATTGAATCGGATATCATGGAGCGACCGGATTGGCAGAACTTTAATAAAAACTGCGATTTTTTTGGAACCAACTTTGATTCCTTTTTGAATGAAGCCCAGAAAATGGCCGGCGCCTATGGTGTGGTTGGTATTTTGATCGACTATCCACCAGGAGAGCATGAAGTCGATGACGATTCGCGGCCATACTTATCTATGTATACGCCCAATAATATTTTGGATTGGGAATATGAAAGAGACTTTAAGACCGGTCGCCCAAAGTTGACGTACCTTAAATTAAAAGAGGGACTTAGGGATTATTTGATCTGGACACCCGAGAAGTGGGAAAAGTACCGTTTAGAGAAGACGGAGATGGAAACCGAAGGTTATACACTCGAAGCATCGGCCAGCGGCGAAAATCCATTGGGTGAAATTCCATTTGTTTTCCTGCCCAATGTCAAACATCCCAGATACCCATACCTGGGCGTGTCTGATATCGTCGATGCAAGCCTTGTCGGTGGCTCTATCGTCAGAACCCTGTCTATGGGTTCCGAAGTCATGAAACTGGCCGGATTTCCTATGCTGCTGTTACCCATGGAGTCCGAAAACAGTTTTCTTGAAGAGCCGACCCAAGCCGATGAAGAACTGGTGGTCAGCGAACGCAGTGTACTTGAGTTTGATCCCGATTCAAAGAACGGTAAACCCGCTTGGTTGGAAAGCCCGGTGGAACCTTCCATTAATGCTATTTTATCTTGGATGGATAGATTGACGGAAGAGATGTATCGAACCAGCAACTTATCAGCACTTCATTCAAATCGAGATAAAGCTCAAGCCCGTAGCGGTACACATCTTAGATATCAGTTTCAACAAAGCAATTCCGTTCTTTGCAAGAAAGCCGAAAGCTTACTTGATGCTGAGAAAAAAATTTATTATTTCTTTGGTTTATGGAAAGACATCGACGATATCGAATCTAAAATTTCCGTTAACAGAATTAAAGAATTTTCTATTGATGCATTACAAATTGAGATTGAAAATATGGTAACAGCCCTTGGCAATGTTGCTTCAACTCATTTTAAAACAAAAATGCAGAAACGGGTTGCCAAGCATACATATCCGGATTTGTCTGATAAAGATTTGGATATTATGGACAAAGAAATCAAAGAGTTTCTTAAACAAGAAAAAGCAAATTTAGAAGTGGCTGAAGTTAAATCTGAGATCGACACCGACCTGTAATTAAGCATAGAAACTTTTATGAAAAAAAACTTTGTCCTGGACACGAACGTAATCTTGCATGACAGTGAGTGCATTCATCAATTTGAAAACAGCAATATATACATACCCATTACGGTTATTGAAGAACTGGATAAGTTCAAGAAAGGCAATAACGCTGTAAACAGGAACGCACGGGAGTTTTTAAGGACCCTGGATGCGTTGCTTGTTGATGCAGAATTCGGTTGTATGCATTTACCTGCCAATGGTACCGACGATATTTTTATCCATATGGGAGACGACCTGTTTCCTATTATAGAAGATGCTTTCGATATCATCTCTCCGGATATTAAAATAATAAATACCGTTTACTCCATTGCCAATGATAAAGGTTTTGATAACGTTGTTTTTGTAACCAAAGATGTAAACCTTCGTTTAAAGGCCAGGTCAATTGGGTTAAGAACCGAGAATTATCATTCCCAGCATGTTGAAAATGCTTCTCAAATATATACCGGCAAAAGAGAAATAAAAGATATCGATTCGCATGTGTTTGATGAGCTATACCGTTCACCGCATGAAGTTGATTTTGATTTCGACGTTGAACTCTTTGCCAATGAGAACGTGATATTGAAAAACGGGTCCAGTTCCGCTTTGACATGGTTTGATGATAAAGCCCAGGCGCTGAAGTTAATTCAACCACAAACATGCTATGGCGTAAAGCCGCGAAATTCAGATCAAATATTTGCCCTGAATGCCATGCTTAACCCGGACATCCCGCTTGTTACGGTTTCAGGTAAAGCCGGTACCGGAAAAACTTTTCTGGCATTGGCGGCTGCGTTGGCAAGAAAACGGTATTATCGTCAAATTTTTATTTCTCGCCCGGTTGTTCCATTGAGTAATAAAGACTTGGGGTTTCTTCCCGGTGATATTGATTCTAAGTTGGATCCTTACATGCAGCCGCTATACGATAATCTTTCTATTATTCAAAGTCTCTTTAGCGGGGATGGCTCAAACGGAAAAAAGATAAAAGATTTGATCGAAGAAGAGAAGATTGTTGTCACTCCGCTTTCGTATATCCGTGGGCGATCTCTTGTGAAGGTTTTCTTTATTATCGATGAAGCCCAAAACCTTACCCCGCACGAGGTAAAAACAATTGTGACCCGGGCCGGTGAAAATACGAAAATTATTTTTACCGGGGATGTCTTTCAAATAGACCATCCTTACTTGGATGCAAATACCAATGGATTGGCGTATCTTATAGAAAAAATGAAAGGCCAGCGGCTTTATGCGCATGTGAATCTTGAAAAAGGTGAACGGTCCCAGTTAGCGAATCTGGCCTCGAAGATTTTGTGATTTTTAGGAAAACAGCAACTACTCTTATTTGAATTGTGGTGAGAGTAGTTGCGTTAATTCAATACTAATTTTAAACGCTGTCAGCAGTTTCAAACAACTGATCTGCCGTGTCTTCATCAATTCCCAGCGAATCCAGAGCAGCAAGGATCATAGGGTCAAGTCGTTTGAACT